AGTCCCGGCTGACGACATGCAGACAGAACACCTCAACTTGCATGTAAGGAATACATCATGGCACGCACTACGTTTCAAGGCCCAGTTCGTTCATTGGGCGGCATTTATCAACAAGGCCCAGCGGCTGTCGTTGACATCACAACAAGCACCACATTAAGCCCAGAAGCTCACGGCGGTCGCATTATTGCTGTTGGTGGTTCTTTGGCAGCAGCAGTCACTTTGACATTACCTGCGATCAATGTTTCAACTAACTCTACAACGTCTGGCCCCGGTCAAGACCCAAGCACAGCTAACAACGAAGGTGTTGTTTACACGATCTGGGTTCCTACTACCATCTCTACAAGCTCTTTGAAGATTGGTACAACTTCTGGCTCTAGCGATTTGTACGTTGGCGCTGTGATCTCTATTGATTCAGACTCATCTGGTGCTGTGGTTGCTTTCTCTGCTAACGGTTCTTCCAATGACTTCATCAACTTAAACGGTACAACAACCGGCGGTGTTGCTGGCACATGGGTTCAAATCGTGGCAGTTGCTGCTGACAAGTACATGGTGAGCGGGAATGTTATTGGTTCCGGCACTGTTGCTACACCATTCGCAGATTCCTAATCAACCCAAGGGGCTTCGGCCCCGTTTTTAAAGGAGATTGATTATGATGCAAACAGACGTTAAACAAGGGCATTTAAACCAAAGTGGTTTTTTTGTTCTTGGACGAAATCGCGTTAAAGGCATTTCGTTTTTTGGTACTGGTACGGATGGCACTGTAGTGTTGTTTGATACAGCTTCTGTTCCAGTAACTTCTAGCGTTACATACGCTCGTTCTGGTACAACTGTAACGGTAACAAAAACTGCTCACGGCCTGTCTACGGGCAATGTTGTTGGTATTCACTTTGACAGCAATACAAGTCAGTCTGCAACAGATGGCAACTATGTTATCACTGTTGCTTCGTCAAGCACATTTACGCTAACAGACATTAACACCGGAACAATCACTTCTACTGCGGCTTCGTATGTAAGTGGCGGTGGTCGTTGGTTGATGACTTACGAAATAGACAGTACTGATACTTTTAGTAATGCGCCTATTATTCCGGGTGAAGGAGTATTAGCTACTCAAGGCATTTATGCTTTGATGACCAATATTGACTCAACGCAGATTTACTATGGCTAAGTCACCAGCATGGCAGAGGAAAGAAGGCAAATCCGAGAAGGGCGGCTTGAACGCCAAGGGTCGGGCCTCCGCGAAAGCGCAAGGCATGAACTTGAAACCTCCCCAGCCGGAAGGCGGCTCACGGCGCGACTCTTTCTGTGCAAGGATGAGTGGCATGAAAAAGAAGCTAACCTCTGCCAAGACAGCCAACGATCCAGATTCACGGATCAATAAAGCATTGAGGGCTTGGAATTGTTAGATTTAAACACCGCTTGGTCTGCTGTTCTGTCATTAGTGATTGGACTATTAGGCTATATGATGAATGAAAAGTTCAGGGAGCTGGCTCGTATCAGTATTCTGTTGAACAAAACACGCGAGGAGGTTGCCCGTGATAACGTTACTCAAGCAGAAATTGACAGAATTACTAACCACATTGACCAACGCTTTAACAAGCTTGAAGCAAAAATTGACCAGCTTCTTCAAGCGGGGAAATGATGCCGAGCAAAAGTAAAGCTCAACACAATTTCATGGCCGCGATTGCACATTCGCCATCGTTTGCCAAGAAAGCAGGCGTACCCATGTCAGTGGGTAAAGATTTTGTAACTGCCGATAAAGGCAAGAAATTTTCTAAAGGTGACGATATGAAAAAGATGAACATGGGTGGCTATGCAGACGGCGGTATGACTATGGTCAACAAAGGCGGGAAGATGGTTCCTGACTTTGCGGCTGACGGCAAAGGCAAAATGGCTAAAGGCGGCATGGCCCACAAAGATGTCAAGATGGATAAAACCATGATGCAAAAGGCCGTGAACAAACACGAAGGCCGTTTGCACAAAGGTGAATCCATGACCAAGCTGGCTAAAGGCGGCACCTTCCGCGCTTCCGCTAATGGTATTGCTACTAAAGGCAAAACCAAAGGCAAGATGATTAAAATGAACATGGGCGGCATGCCTTGCTAAGGAGCTATCATGAAACGTTTTAACGACGGCGGTATTTATACTGCCGAAATGGGTAAACCACCGACTGATCCAGAAGGTGTTCCATCGGCTAAAAAGCCTACGCCAAAAAAGCCTACGCCAAAAAAGCCCGCACCAAAAGACTCGGTATTCCGTGAAGGCATGCCTGTACCTCAAGACATTGACGGAAAGTCTGCCCCCCGTAAGTTTTCTTCTGGTGGCTCTGCTTCCAAGCGTGCTGATGGTTGTGCCACAAAAGGTAAAACCAAAGGCACTATGATTGCCATGAAAAATGGTGGAATGTGCTGATATGGCAACCTCAAAAACTTCAGTAGTTAAGTCTTTAAAAAAAGCTGGATTTTATGAGGCAGCAAAACCCAAACGTCTAAGCATTATTAATAAAGTTACAACCAAACCTCAACGGATAGAGATGGTTGATAAATTGTTTTTAGCTAAGAAAACTAAAGGGAATTCAAAATGATGGCAAGTCGTGGAATGGGAGCCGTTCTTCCCAGCAAAATGCCCAAGGGTACAAAGAAGGCGCGTCGGGACAATACTGACTTTACGCAATATGCTGAGGGCGGCCCTGCTGGTTTGTATGCCAACATTAACGCTAAACGTAAACGGATAGCCGCTGGGTCTAAAGAAAAGATGCGTACGCCTGGAGCTAAAGGTGCTCCTACTGCTAATGCTTTTGTTCAATCTGCAAAGACTGCTAAAAAATGACCACTACCGGCTCTACGCTTTTCAATATGGACTTTACGGAAATCGCTGAAGAGGCATGGGAGCGTGCGGGCCGGGAGATGAGGTCTGGTTATGACTTGCGTACAGCACGTAGGTCTATGAACCTAATGACCATTGAGTGGCAGTCTAAAGGTATCAACATGTGGACGATGGAGCAGGGCGTTATTAACCTGACGCCTGGTCTAGCTACATATGCCCTACCCACAGACACGATTGATTTGCTAGAGCATGTAATCCGCACGGGCTCCAACACAGCATCTACCCAGGCGGATTTGACTATTACCCGCATTAGTGTTTCTACCTATGCAACAATACCAAACAAGCTACAACAGGCGCGACCGATTCAGGTATGGATTCAGCGGTTATCTGGGGAGACAAATCCTACAAGCTCTGTGCTTGATGGTGCGATTACCGCAACAGCCACAACGATCACGCTTAACACGGTGGTTGGGTTAGCCGGATCTGGGTTTATCCGTTTAGATTCAGAAGATATCTACTACACATACATCACAGGGAATGTCCTGGGTGGTGTGTTCCGTGGGCAAAATAACACTACAGCGGCTACGCATATAACTAGCACCGCCGTTTATGTTCCCCAACTTCCAGCCGTTACTGTATGGCCTACGCCCGACAACAGTACATCTTACCAATTTGTTTACTACCGGTTGCGTAGAGTGCAAGACGCCGGCGCCGGTGTTGAAACAGCCGATATGAATTTCCGTTTCTTACCTTGTTTGGTAGCTGGCTTGGCGTATCACATTGCCATCAAAGTACCTGAGTTAATGCCGCGCATTGAAATGCTCAAACAAATTTATAACGAAACGTTTGAAATTGCCGCTGGTGAAGATCGGGAAAAGGCCGCAGTTCGGTTTGTTCCTAGGCAGATGTTTATTGGAAGCGGCGGAGGTTACTGATGGGTAATCGTTTTGCATCCGGCAAAATAGCGATTGCTGAATGTGACCGCTGTGGTCAACAGTTTAGATTGAAGAATCTTAAAACTGAAATTATTAAACAGCGCAAATATGAGTTATTGGTTTGCCCTGAATGCTGGGACCCAGATCAGCCACAATTGATGTTGGGTACGTTTCCTGTGGATGACCCACAAGCGCTACGCAATCCGCGTAGGGATACAACGTATGTAACATCTGGCATTAACAGTAATGGTAATTTGTCTGGTGGTTCGCGAGACATTCAGTGGGGCTGGAACCCGGTTGGCGGGTCTAGGTTAAACGATAATCTACTAACGCCAAATTACTTGGCATTAGGCGTACAAGTTGGTACAGTAACGATACAAATAGGAGCTTAAAATGGCATACACACGATCAGCAGATGGCATCGCCAAAAAGGGTAAGACCGATGTTAAAGTCTTCCCTAGCAGTGGCCCATCTACAAAAGAAATAATGGGCGGAAAAGGTAAGGGTAAGGGTAAAACCAACTCTGACATGAAGACTATGGGTCGCAACTTGGCAAAGATTGCCAATCAGAAAAGAGGCTAATCATGGCTACATTTAGCAAAAAGATGATGGGTAAAGAAGTTGGCGATGCTAAGGTATACGCGACACCACACACCATGACTGGTAAGGTGGTTACAGCTTCTACTAATCCTGGCTCTGGCCCTGACCACAGCGATGCTAATACAGTCAATATGTCTGTAGGTAACATTGATCGTCGTCCCCAACCAGCCGCCAAAACCTCTGGCATTAAAATTCGTGGTACGGGCGCAGCTACCAAAGGTGTGATGGCTAGGGGCCCAATGGCATGAACTACACGCAGCTTGTCACGCAGGTAAACGATTACTGCGAGAATGCTTTTCCGACTGATAACATTAACGTGTTCATTCGTCAGGCGGAGCAGCGCATTTACAACACTGCGCAACCAGCTAATTTGCGAAAGAATGTGACAGGCGCGTTGAGTTCAGGTAATAAGTATCTTGGCTGCCCGGCAGATTTTTTGTCGGTGTATAGCTTAGCCATATACCCAGCTTCTGGGACTGGTGATTTTTTGTTTCTGTTGAACAAAGATGTGAACTTCATGCGCGAGGCGTACCCTAACCCAACAACAACTGGGAAGCCTAAACACTACGCGCTCTTTGGCCCACAGTCTAATGACATTAACGAACTAACTTTCATTGTTGGCCCTACGCCCAATGCGGCGTACATGGCAGAGCTGCATTATTACTACTACCCAGAATCTATTGTTACCGCTACCAATACGTGGCTTGGTGATAATTTTGATTCGGTGTTGTTATACGGAACTATTTGTGAAGCTTTGGTCTACATGAAGAGCGAAGCAGATATGATGACTGTTGCCAATGAACGTTATGTGCAAGCAATTGCTTTGTATAAAAATCTTGCCGACGGCAAACAGCGCGGTGATGCTTATCGCGATGGTCAAGTAAGGGTTGCAGTATCATGAGTATTCTTCAATCGGCTACCACAAGTTTTAAAGTTGAGCTGTTTCAAGCGGTTCATAACTTTGGCCCAACATCCCCAAACACGTTTAAAGTCGCGTTGTACTCTGCGGCGGCAAATATCAATGAAACTACAACCATCTACTCGTCAGTCAATGAAGTGCCAAACGGGGGCGGCTACACAACGGGCGGGAATACTCTGGTAATTTCTACATCGCCAACATCGGCAAATAACACGGCTGGTGTCCCTACCGCTTTTATTTCGTTTAACAACACAAGCTGGACAAACGCTACGTTTACTGCTCGTGCGGCTTTGATCTACAACTTTACACAGGGTAACAAGTCTGTAGCTGTGTTGGACTTTGGTACAGACAAAACCGTAAACAACGATACGTTCCAAATCATCTTCCCAACTCCCGATGCCAACAGCGCTATCGTGCGCATCTCTTAAGGATTTATCATGGAATTCAGTTCAGCAAAAGACGAAGTAACAGCTTCTTTAATTACCCGCCCTGCCCTTGGTGAATCTGTTGGCGCAGGCGGTGTTTACACAGTTGTTTGCCATGATGCAGGTGGTAACTTAAAGTGGACTGACAGCTTCCACAACTTGGTGGTAAATCAAGGTCTGCAGGACATGAACACCAAGTATTTCTTAGGCTCTGCTTATACGGCCACTTGGTTCTTGGGTCTGGTGACTGGCCCCGGTTCGGGCACTACGTTTGCCGCTGCTGATACTTTAGCTACGCATGCGGGCTGGACAGAAAACACAGCTTACATTGGCACCCGCAAGACAGCAACGTTTGGTACGGCTACCACTGCAGACCCTTCGGTTATAGCCAACACCGCTTCTCCTGCTGTGTTTACCATGAACGCCAACTCACAGACTATTGCGGGCGCATTCTTGTGCAGCGTAACCTCTGGTACGTCCGGTGTTTTGTTTTCCGCTGGTGATTTTACTGGCGGCGACAAGCTTGTGGACAGTGGTGACACGCTGACTGTTACCTATACATTCTCTCTTGACGCCGTTTAATCAGGTAATGCGGTGTTTGCAGGCGGCACTTTTGCTCAATCACCTTTTGCTTCCCTAGGCAATAAGACGGAGCCTGTCTCTTTATCAGAGGCGGCTTCGGCGTCTAACACTCAGTCTGCGCAAACGGCAGTCCTTGCTTCTTTGTCTGAGTCTGCTACGGCTACAGATTTTCAAACGGCAGTTAAGGCTCTGTTAGTAGCTATTTCGGAGCAGGCTACAGCCTCAGAAACTTTCGCGGCTAGTTCAGCGGTACTTGCTGCCATCTCTGAGATTGTGTCGGCATCCGCGCAATCAAGTGCTCTTACTAGTTTTGGTGGGCTAATCTCGGAATCTGCGTCGGCGTCAGAAACGTTTTCTGCTTTAAAGAGTACGAATGCGGCGATTGCAGAGGCAGCTACGGCATCCAATTCTCAAACCGCGCAGGTTCAGTTTCTTGCTAACATAGCTGAGTTGGCCAATGCCGCAGACAGTTTGATTGTTTTAAAAACGTTAAACATCCGCCCAGATGGAATTCAGTTGACTGTCTCGATAAACAACGTGCTTGTTTGGGCTGTAATAGATGACAGCCAGAACGCAAACTGGCAAAATATCAGCAATGTTCAGACACCCGGTTGGACTAACCTACCGTCGTAAGGATAACAAATGGCTCTAATAGTAAAAGATCGGGTTAAACAAGCCGCTGCTGCGCCGGGTACGGGCACAATTACCTTGGGTTCCACACCCACTGGATTCCAATCTTTTGCCGCAGTTGGTGACACTAACACAACGTACTTTGCAATCGTCGATCCTGTGTCTGGTGCCTGGGAAGTCAACTTTGGTGTTTACACATTGTCTGGTACGACACTGACTCGTAACGCCACACCCCTGTCTTCATCCAACTCTGGCGCACTGGTTAACTTTACCGGCGCAGTGGATGTGTTTGTTACGTACCCATCTGAAAAGGCAGTGTACGAAGATACTGTTGGGGATGTCACACTACCTGCAGCACTTAACGCCGCTTCTTTAACGTTAACAACTGATTTAGCTATTGTTTATGGCGGTACGGGACAATCAACTGCTAATGCGGCTTTCAATGCTTTAGCGCCAAGCCAAACGGGTAACAGCGGTAAATATTTAACAACCGATGGTACTGACACATCTTGGGCGGCAAACCCATTAGGCACTGTAACTAGCGTTGCGGCAAGTGTTCCATCGTTCCTGTCTATTGCGGGTTCGCCCATCACAACTAGCGGCACATTGGCGTTTAGTTTGTCGGGTACTGCATTGCCAACGACAAGCGGCGGCACAGGCTTAACATCATTCACATCAGGCGGTGTGGTTTACGCATCTAGTTCTAGTGCATTGTTTACTGGCTCTTCGCTGACTTTTGATGGGACTAATCTTGTATCTCCAGTTTTTCAAGCAACTTCTACTAATGCGTTTAAAACTAATTCAAATAGCGGTCAGTATTACCATTTTGATAATGCTAGTGGTAACAACTTTATGGGGTTAAGTGCCACAAACATACTTAACTTTTATGTAGGAGGACTTAA